CTGATGATGTTGTAGGTGAGAATGTGATTAGTGATCGTGTTCCAGTTGCTGGAAGTGTTGCAACAAACTTTGCAACTCCAAAATCTGAAAGTGTAGCACCAGTTGTTACTGTTGCTGTATCCATAACTGCTGTTGAAGCAAACACTGTTGCAGTAATTGACTTAGCAGATACCTTGTTTCCAAATGTATCTGTTGCGGTTACTGAAATGTCTTGCTTTGTACCAGCAGCACCAGCAGAAGGAGCAGATACTGTAAGAGTATTAATCTTACCAGCAGTTCCCTGTACGTAGTATGTAAGTGTTGTACCCTGATTTGTGATTACAACTGTACCAATTGCTGTTGTCTTTGTGTATACATAAAATGTTGCTGTTGTTCCTGTGCCAGTTGCAATTGTCAAAGATGATGATCCTGATGTTGCTCCTACTGGTGCAGCAGTTGTGTGTAGTGCAGACACGATTGTTGCATTTGTTGCTACGACTGAAACGCTTGTTCCAACATCAACTGTTGCAATAAACTTTAGTGCGTCAGCAGCATCTACTGAGTTGTCTGCAGGGACTGGCAATGATGCAGGCGTTGCGATTGCTGAGTTTGTAGTATTTGCTACAGAATCAAGCGATACAGCGACTGTCATTACAGCAGCGTTTGCAGGCGTTGCTACCATTGTGCCCAATGTCATGGCTGCAACCATGGCAAGAGCGAGTTTCTTAAATGAATTCATTATTTCTCCTTGTTTATAGTGTTTTTAGTCCATCCAAATAGTCTTGGATATCTGCTATTTGGCTAGGTTTATATTGTATCACATTGCGACTTTCCAGGTCAAATTGCTCTTCTGGAGTCTTTGGTCTGTCCTTAAAGGTGTGAACCTCTACTTCAGTGTCTATATTTTTTGAGGTATGTGATATTGCCCCAAATATTGCTCCACACACAGCATCAGCCAAGTCCTTTGACTTTTTGCGGGGGTGGTCAACTCTATCATTTTTCATAATCTTTAACTGTGTTAGTTCATCAAATAATAAATCAATTGCAGGCATAGCAAGTCTTTCCTCGTAGACAAGCATAGCCATATCCTCGTAGTGCTTCTTAGCAACAGAAACAGTATCAGTTTTCATTCCAACCTGCTTGAGTTCATTCTGAATATCAAATGATTGCCAACGGTCAAATGAAACCATTCCAATATCAAACCCTATTCTTCTAAGGTTCTGAATCCATTGTTTAACTTCTGAAAGATTAACTGGGCCTTCAATCTTTGGTTCCCACCATGCTACTGCATCTACTACTACAATTGGTGCTACTTGTTCGTAGTTGTTAATGACTTGTATGTTTACCCATTTTTCTACATGTGCAATAGCGACTGCACACTTATCGTGCTTCTGGGCAAGGTCAGCATGTACATAATATTTCTTAGTTGGATCTGGTTTAAATGCTTCGTCAAACCTTCTAAAGTTATCTACAGGATTTCTAAGTGTCATGCATGCTCTTACTTTTTCTTGTTGCTTAAAGAATGCATCAGAAGCAAATGTTGGTACGCATGTAAAGCGCATCATTGCATCCCCAAGGTCAGTCATAAAAGCAATCTTAAAATCATCAATCTGTCTTGTTGGGTTTACTTCCCATGTAGGTCTTTTTAGTGCGAAGACTCCAGGGTATTTGTATGAGATAATATGATCTTCATCCCAAGAAATTTCAAACTTATTGTTTGGGTCTGTATCAGGCAGCAATGGGTTAATAGTAAACTCGTAGGTTCTTTCAATTACTTCTTTCTCAGCAATTACTGCATCATACTTTTCTGAGATATAGTCACCTGGATATCTTGGAAAGGAAAGCAAAACTACTTTGCCAAGATCTGGAAAGCGAGAGTCAACTGATCCACGGAAAGCCTTGTATATGTTCTCAGCAGTTTTTCCTTGTTCATTCCCTGTTCCAACTTCAGATGCAAAACCAGAAATCTCATCAAGCACTGCAAGAAGAAGGTTTAAACCCTCATGTGATTCTCTTTCTGAGTGACCAGAATAAACAGTTATAGACTTGTCAAACTCAACTGAGTCTGCCTTTGCATAAAACTTTCCAGCAAACCATGGTGATCTTTCAATCTTGGATTTAAATCCTTTAAAGAAAACATTCTTGGCCTGTTGTGCGTTAATAGCAACGTTAATTAAGTCGATAGCATCCCCTGCTGGCTTGCCAAAGTATTTTGCTGGATCCTTTAAACATAGTAGTTTGTATACGATATATGCACAGGCTACTGTTGATACGAAGTCTTTTCCAGATCCCTTGCCAAGTTGCAAAATGATTTCGTTCTTAGTATATTTTTCAAAGTATCTTGTGCCTTCTTCTTCGCCCATAAGATCTATGAGATCTTCTTTTCTATAGATTTGGCTCATTGCTTCTACAATGTCATACTGAATATCAGATAGACCAGGCTGACCTAGAAAGTTTTCACCCTCAACAAATGTTTTTGCATCTACTGGTGTTTCTTGAAAATGATTATCTTTGAGTACTTCAAGAAACTCATTGAACATCGTGGACAACTGTAATCACCTCGTTGTCTTTTGCAAATGCAGAAAGTCTACGCATAATTTCATCACGTACTTGTGGGTATTCAGAAGCAATATCTTTTAATATAAGAACTAGAACTTCTTGGCGCTTTTCAATTTCCATCATCTCTTCTGCAAGTTCTTTGTTTTCAAGCAGTCCAGCCTTCTGTAGCATATCAATACGCTTAGACTCAATGTCCATAACAAGTTTAATTGCTGCAGTCTTTGCGCTAAGATTATTTGTCATTGATGCTTCATCAATAACTTCGTATGTTCGAGAGACTAACTTGCTATAGTGTGTGTCTGCTGCTGCTAGTGCTTCTTTGGCACGAGCACGTATTGCGTCATTTGCAGATGCCATGACTTTCCACTCATTAATAAGAGTCACAACCTTTTGTCTTGGTATAGACAACTGCTTTGAAATTACAGTTGGATCATTGCCTTTAAGGTACTCTTCTACAACCAAATTTACTTGGTCTAAGTGCTTGACTAGGTCATCTTCAGTTGACATATTTTCCCTCTAGTCTATTGATTTCATCCTTGATATAAAAAATTGCTTTTTCTAAATCTTGTATGGTCTTTGCTTCATCCTTAAGCCCTGCTCTCCAAAGATATTTGAAGGCATTCCCAATATTAAAATTACGATGACGAGTTATCTCAATACACTCAATACCAGATGGATCTGATGTGTAGTGCAATGGATTATTTACTTGGTCAACGGTTATGTTAAGGTTATCACTCATGAGATTCCTCTTCATCAAGTTCCCAATCAAATGTTTCTGGAATTCCTTTTAGTGCAGCAAAAGCAAATGCAAAACCAACACTACCTGCTACTGCAAGTGCTATCAGTGCTTTTTCAAATTTATTCATCGTCTTGACTTCCTTAATCCGAATTTAGCAAGGTATACGTAGACAGTCTCTAGACTAACTCCGCACTCTTTTGCAATCTCTTCTGGAGTCTTTTTATCCATAAGGTATCTCTTACGCATAAAAGTCTCACTTGTATATAGTTTAGCAGCCATGATGTTATTTGTCAAGTCCAATTGCTTTTCCCCAATTTTTTAGAGCCCAGTGCCCAATACCACAAGCATCTGCTACATCGTTATCAGTAATAGTTCTGTCATATATTGTGTTGATAAATCTTATAGTTCTTTCTTTACGAAGGTTTCTTTCATAAGTCTTATACCAAGAGACAGACTTTCCAGGATTTTGCGACCTAATATAAAGTTGCTCATCTTTAGATATTTTTTTATTTCCTATGTAATTCTGCCAAGTAATCGGTGAAACTTTTCCAATTATTTTTGTTCCAGACTGTCCTGCTGATCCAAGGATTGCTCCTTGAACTAAAGCAAGATCTGCAGCAGTCTTAGGGCTATTCATGAAAACGGTATGCTCAATAATTATTGCTTCAAAGCCACCGTATATATCAAAAAAGGCTTTTACTTTTTTACCAGCATCCATAACCTTTTGATATACATCATCACCTTCAAAGTTAATTTTACCTACAGACTCAAGGTCATCTCCAGAAAATAATGCAAAGGCAAGACTATTAGTACTAGCATCAATGGCGCAAATCTTGTGTGGCTTTACTTCTAGACCCCACTTATTTTTTATCATTTATTTTTCCTTTTATCTGTTTAATTGCTTTACCGACTGCATCAGGATTTATACTGCAAGATGAACAAACTGGATCATCATTATATATAGAAAGAGGAAGAGAACAAGACTTACAAAGCCTAGTCTTTCCTTTTCTTTTTTGTCTTTTTGATTGCAGATATCTTGCTGCAATTTTTTCTTTTGTTGCAATGTCTCTGCAATTTGGTGAACAGTATATCTGATAAGACACTGTTTGCTCAAACTGATTGTCGCAGCATTTACAATTGTTCACCTAGAATCTCCAAGGGCGCTATTTTCAATACGCCTGGACCTGCAGACTCACATGCTTTTTTAATTGGGCATGACTTGCATATCTTGGAGTTTGATCTATAGTTTTTGTTTGGCAGGGTTCTGTCTTCCCATGTCTTGCGAACTAGTCTCATCCAATCAAATGCCTGGTCTACCCACCGACGGTAATGATCGTTTACATCTACAGGGATCAATAGGAGTTCATGATTGTTTTTATTTTCATAAATCATCACACCAGTTGGTCTCTTTAAGATCTTCATATAGATAAGTAATTGCATCAAGTGACCAGTCTTGGCCTTTCCTGATGCCTTTCTATATTCAAACCCTTCGTTCATCATTGTTTTAATTTCACCAATGAGTTCTTCTCCTTGCCAATTAAACATGACATCCCCATAACCAAAGATAGGAGGATCTTCATTTATAATCTTAAACTCTGTTGTTGCTTCATTATTTTCATCACGAAAAACCTTAACAATACCAGCATTTAGCATTGCATTTTGAATTCTTGCATGTGATAGAGTACCAGCAGTCATATTTGCTGATGCGTATGCATCTGCATTGTCTTCAAACACCTGACCGTCAAATGCAAGGTACCAATATCTTGCACACTCTCCATGACCATAGGCAATGGTTGATGGTGCAAAAGTCTTCTTTGTTGTATGCTTATCTACACGAGTAATCGTATAGCCTTCTTTAATCTTTGCCTCAAGTCCCGCTATATCCATGCGGTGAATTGGTTTTTCTTCTGGCTTTAGCATAACAGTATGTAGTAAATTTTTCGTCATTGTTTTCTCGTTTCTATTAGTATAAGTATAGCAGACTATCGAGTTATGTATTTTAGTGCAGATACGAGATTGTTGATAGACTCTGCTGCCGTATAATAAAGATTCTTTTTACCACGATCTGACTTGTCAACATTTGCCATCCACGTAGCCTTAAGCGCCATTTTTGCTGCAATTGCCTGTAGCCTTACAATCTCTACAGTGGCTACATTGAGAGGAATATCTGGCTTAATGATTATCTTGGCAATAAAAGTTAATGCTGTTGTTAGTTCTTCATCTTGCATATAGTCTGCAATCTCAGCCAAACCATTTACCATATCTATAGTAGTATTTTCTTGTTGCATCTGTTTATCCAATCCGATAGTTGTTGAAGTAATTAACTAAATAACAATAATACCCAAAGCATTTCGTGCTATGTTTAATCTACTCTTACAGGCTTTTTTCTTTTTTATCAAAGTCTTCTATGTATTGCATAAAGACTGGATCTGTTTTCCAAGAAGCAAGTCTTGCTTTTCTTGCTTCTGGATCTCTGGCAGGAAGATTCAACTCTTCAAAGTCTTTTCTTGTTGAAAAGTGCATAGTTAAAACTTCAGTGTTATCGCCTTCTTTAAATTTTACTGGCTCTCTCCAGTGTGCTTGTCCTGCGCCCCAAAAAACTAAAAGGTCTCCGTATTGAAGATTAAAACTTTTATCTTCAATTACTATTGGCCAATCAATATTTGCGTGTAACTGATAGTCCATTGTTAGTTTAGAAAAATAGTTGTCAGAATCATAATGAACTGGCAGTCTTGGATTAACACCTGGACTATGTTCTTGATTATAACTTAAATAACTATTATGATACATAAAAACTTCTTCACCAATTAGATGAGAGGCAAACCCTTCGAGTTTTCTGCGTATAGATTCTGGGTACATGACCTCTATTTGCATTCGTGCCATCGTTGGCAAGATTAGTGGTGAGTAGAATTCTCCCAGATCCTTAGCCTTTTTTTGATACTCTATTATTGCAAATAAAACTTCTAACTCTTCCTCAGTGAAGAATCCTTTAAGTACATGTGGAACTACTTTTATCTTTGGCTCATATCCTGTATTCATATTACTATTATACACCATCCTCTACAAATTGCTCCAGTATGCTCATCTCAATTATGGCAAGTCTAACCTTGAAGTTACCCTCGCCAAGAACCACGACAATTGCTGGATCTTTGCCATTCTTCATAGCATCGGTTGTTGCCTTAGCCCAAACCTCTTTATTTAATGTAAAAGATTTTTCAACCTCTTTAAAGTCTACGACAAAATTTTTCCAAGAGGCATCACCTTTTTGCGTGTTGCGTCCAGAGTTCTTGTGCTGCTTGGCACCTATTCTTTTAGACTCACTCTTCTCCGTCAAAATCCTTCTTCTTTCTTTTACCTAAATAGACTTTTGTCAAGTGCTTATCTTTGCACATCCAACTTAACATTTTTTCATCTGCATAGCATCTAAGTGTTGGAACTATAGCCTTGCATGTATGACAAACCCATTCGCCCTTGTACACAGTAAAACTAGGCATTTAGTTTAGCCTTGATTGATTCTTGCAAATCAAGATCCTCCCTTACACGATTAACGAATGCTTCTTTGCCCTGCACCTTTGACCCGTCAGGAAGGATATACCAGGCTCCTGTTCGCTCTACAATACCATTTAGTTCTGCGGTAGTAACCAGATCACCAATGGTATCAAGACCAATATCGTCACCTCTAAAATAAAAATCGTACTCACCAGACTGGAACCCTGGAGAAGTTTTGGAGAACTGGAGTTCCCACTTAATAGTCCTACCAATTTTTTCTTCAATTAATTTATCTCCTACCTTGATTTTACCCTTAATCGCTTGATTGTCTGATTCTGATGAAAAAAGTTTAATAATACAAGAAGAATAGAACTTAGTAGCCTGGCCACCAGAAGGCTGCTGACTAGTATACATAGCATTAATATTGTTACGA